GATGCTGGCGGCGAGCGCTGCTGCCGCTTCCGGGTCTGTGCTCGTAGAGATCACCGTGGGGCGTTCGTACTGCGCCGGGTTCGTCATCAGAACGCCGGGGCCTCAGACAGAGAAACACCTGCGGCGGCGCCAGCCCATTCGATCTTGAACCCTTCGTGCTCCAGCGTCAGTTGCTCGATCATGACGCCGTTGCCGCCAGCGTCGAAGTCGCTGTAGGCGATGACGGTCGGCCAGGCGTTGTAGACCAGGAACCGGGCCTTAATCGGCGTCAGTCCCTCGGTCACCGGGTGGTCGAGCACGTTGATGTACATGTTCGTGCGGAAGTTGTTGCCCGCACGACCAGAGCCACCGCCCTGGATGACGTAAAAGATCTGGCAGAACCAGCGCCACATCTGGTTGGTGCCCATGACCATGCCCCGGCTGAGCGTGATCGGGCCGAAGTTGGTCTGCCCCGGCATCTTCCGGGTGGTGGTGTTGTTGCCACCCTCCCGATACGGGATCATGTCGGTGTTGGCGGCGAGACCGCTGGCCGACATGAAGCCCAGCCGGATCATGTCCTCGATCCCGTCCTTGGGGATGTTGACCTGGAACTTGAAGTTCCTGATCGGATCGGTCTCGATGGTGGACTTGGAGTCCCTGAGAGTTACGCCAGGCATTACTCCTACCTCGCTTTCCGGTAGCCGTTGGTGACGAGCGGCGTGGAGAGCGCATCCTCCAGCGCCCATCCCGTCGCCATCCGCTTGCGGAAGGTCTCGTAGGAGACCTTGCAGCGGGGGTGGTTCTTCCACTGCGAGAGGCCCTTGTAGCGCCGCTGGTTGCGACGCTGCTCGGTCCACGAAGCCCACCGACAATTAGCAGGGCTGTACGGCCCATCGTTGTCGGTGCGCTCCAGGGTGAGGTGATCGGCGTAGCCATTGGCCTCGGCCCATGCCTTGAAGTCGAGGTAGGTCTGCCATTCCTCGCAGACGACGATCCCTCGACCACCGTATTGCTGGAAATCCTTGTTGGTGGGGTTCGAGCAGCGGTTCCTCATGCCAGTCCAGATCCTGTAGAGCCTGGAATTCTGGCGAGTCTCGCCGTGAACAAGAGGAGCGCCCATCAGACAGTGACCGTGGCGGTCGCACCCCCCTCCCATTGACCAATGCGGATGACGACGAATTCCGCCGGGTATTGCAGGGCCACACCAACCTCGATGTTGACCTGTCCACTGGCGATGTCCTGCGGCGTGTTGTTGGACGAGTCGCAGCGAACGTAGAACGCCTCCGAAGCGGTCGTGCCACGAAGACCGCCACGCTGCCAGAGGGCCAGCAGGAATTGCTGGATGGACGTGGAGATGCCGCCCCACAGCGTTGCATCGTTCGGCTCGAAGACGGCCCAGCGAGTGCCGTCGAGGAGCGCCTTGCGGATGAAGTTCAGCGTGCGCCGGGTGGGCACGTAGCGATCACTGGCGCTGCTCTTCAGCGTACGGGCGCCCATGATCACCACACCGGCTCCAGGCATCTGCCGGATGGCATTCACCAGGCCGGTGTTGAGCGTGTCCAGGTCGGTGTTGGTGAGCCTGGCCTCAACACCCACAGCACCAACGATCCGGTTGGCGATGCCCGCCGGAGCCTTGAAGATGCCACGGGTGGCGTCGGTCTGTGCGTACTGGCCGATGACCGAACCACCAGGCGGCACCAGCTTGATGGCACCGGGGGAATTGGACGACGGGTCGGCCACGTAGACCCAGGGGTAATACACAGCACCCCATGCCGACGCCAGCGCCGTAGCCGCCGCAGAGATCGATGACACCGTCTGGCCCATGGCCGGGTCGATGACAGCGAAGCAGTCGCCCCGGGCGGCGCAGTAGGCCAGCAGCGTCGTCTGAGCGGCGTGTGCGGCGTCAGCGCCGGGGATGTTGATGGTCAGCGGGCCGTCCACTGTGTCGAACAGCGGGATGGCGGTCTGGATGTCGGACGCAGCCACGGTGCCGTTGACACCGACGACAGTGGTCAGGGCCACGGCGCTGGTAGCCACGGGCGTCTGGTCAGCCGACGCAGAGTTGAGGTCGGCCACCCGGATGTAGCTCGACCCCGCCGTGATGGAGTTGATGATGCTCGGTGCGTACCGGGCGTCGTTGTCCACCATGGACAGGTCAAGCCAGCGCTCCACGATCTTGTCGTCGCCCGTGCCGCCATAGCGCACAATGAGGTTGAACCGCCCCGTACCAGCCGCCTGAGTTTCGACGTAGATCTGCCCGCCCCACGTACCAGGGTTCTCGGCGTCGATCCGCAGGCTGGGGTTGGTGGAGTCGTTGATCGTACGGCTGGCCTTGACAGCACCGGTCCCCGCCACCCGCAGGATGTACGCCTGGCGCCCACCGTTCGAGAAGAACTGGTAGACGGCGAAGGGCAGGTACTCGGTCGCTCCGGCGAACCCGCCGTAGAGGGTCAGGAACTCGTTCCATGACTCCACCAGGGTGGGCACGACAGGGCCTCGGTGGAAAGCGGCGACGAACGCCGCCGTTCCCGATGTGGGGTTGCTGATGGCCTGGGACAGGGAGAGGACTTCCTCGGCGTAAACGCCTGGCCTCTTGTATGACGGCATCTCGGCTCCTTGCTCTCAGTTATCCATGGGAGTCGGAGTCGTGTCCCTATTCGTGGCAGTCCAAATTCGAGAGCACCAGCGACGGGTCGCCGGAGAACTCGATACCGATGTTGATCTCCGTGAGGTTCTGAACCTGCTTCACGACGGTGGGCCAAAGCTCTGAGGCCACACTCACCGTGTACATCGTGCGGAACGTGCGCTTGCCGTACTCATCGACATCCCACGTCGAGGTGCGCTCCAGCAGTTGCATCGTTCGAGCGGTGTCGTCGTTGGGGACGTGCAGCGCTCCCCACTTGCCGGGGAACTTACGCCAGAGCGCCGCCTGAAGCTGCCGGTCGTGGCGGGCACTCCGGGCGACGCTCATGATCTGGTAGATGATGTCCACCGGCACAGGCCGGTCGGCGGTGATGGTCTTGCCCACCACCTCGGCAGGCAGCGGGTCCGGGGGAGAGTAGTGCATGGTCGAGACCTTGATCCGGTTCACCTGCGCCCGCTCGTTCGCCTCCCGAATGTCAACGAGATCGATCACGATGTAGGGGTAGGTGCGCTCCCGCTGCTCCTGCTCCGGCAGCCGGAACCATGTCTCCACCTTGCGGCCCCCGGCGCCAGAGGTGTCGTCCATCACCCGCAGGTCGTTGACGTAACGCTTAATGGCATCGTCCTCTGCGATCAGCCATCCCTTGCCCTGGGTCGGCGGCGGCATCAGATATCCCCCGTTCCGAAGAGGCGGATCCGCAGGGCCTGGTTGAACTGCTGCGACAGGCCCGGACCCATCTGGTCGATGCTGTTCCGCACGACAGGTCGGGGCGGGGTGTCCTCGTCGCCGTACTCCATGACGAAGGACTCGATGGGGAGCATGATCACGACGGTCTGCTCCTTGCGCTCGACCCACGCCCGGTCAGCAGCAGCGCCCCAGTCCTTGCCCATCTTGTGGGCGTTCCGGCGGATGCGCCGGAGCAGCAACTGGGCGGTCTCCTCAGCGGCGTCGAGGATGTCCTCCTCCAGGCCGTAGGAGGTGATGTCCTTCCAGCGCTTGACGGCTGTGTCCCAGCCCTTGTCCTGCACGGACATGGCGAAGAACGGCATCTAGAACCCCACCAGGGCGCCACAGGTGAATTGAGACTGTCCGTTCGCCACGGCGGCCTCCAGGGGGTTCTAGGCGTTGGTACTTCGCAGAACCGACGCTAGCACCCCCGCCCAGCTAGGGCGTGGAAGGCTGGTCGTAGGCGGCGAACTGGGTGTCGTACAATATCCTCATGCGAATTGTTGGCGACCTTCGCCGCCGGTACGAGAGCTACGTGCAACGAGGCGGTCCAGACGAATGCTGGCTGTGGACTGGCCCAACCGATGCCTATGGCTATGGGGTGCTCAAAGTAGAGCGGCGCATGAGAAAGGCCACCCACATCGGCTGGGAGCTTCTCCACGGTAAGCCGTTCCCTGGCCCTATGACCTGCCACACCTGTGACGTAGCGCTCTGTCAGAACCCTCGGCACTGGTATCTCGGCGGGCACCAGCAAAACAACGCCGACAAGGTCGCCAGAGATCGATGTTCTCGACTCACTGGTGAACGCAACGGCAGAGCCACCACGACGTGGGCGATTGTCGAAGAGCTACGGCGGCGTCACACCGGCAAGTACGGCGAAGTTACTGCACTGGCGAAGGAGTTCGGCCTTGACCGGTCAGTCGTCAGTGCCATCGTCAACTACAAGACCTGGGTCAGTCAGTCGGCGGCTGTGCATACTCGGTGAACTGGCTGTCATTTTGCATCTCCTCGGGGCTGACCTTGGTGGCGTCAATTCCCACCGTGGTCTCGTAGTCGTTGAGGCGCCCGTGGATCTGGTAGCGCCGGATCTCCCACACGAAGTTGTCATAGATGATCCGGTCGTTGAGGTGGCGCTGGGCGTTGTACGGCTCGCTCAGGCCAAACCGGCGAAGCTGCTCCAGCAGCGCCGAGATGTGGATGGTGTCCACCGTGTACTGGCCCTCGGCTCCGGGCACCTCGTCACCCTCGGCCCGGATGATGGAGTAGACCGGAATCCGCCTGGGGGCCTTCCACATCCGGCTCTTGTTGATGTAGCCCTCGTCGTAGAGGTCGTCCTCCTGGGAGTTCTCCCGGTCGAACTCGTACCAGACCACGATCGTGCCCACCTTCCGCTGGAAGCGGGTGATCTGCCGGTTGGTGTGCCGCAGGTGGTCACGGGAGGTGTAGGGCATTACCAGTCGTTCCAGTCGTGATGCTGCACCGCCATGTACGGGATGTTGTGCATCTCAGCATGCGCCAGCCGGTGGTGGCCGTCCATCAGCACCGGCCCTTCCATGCCCTCAGCGCCATGGGCGATGTGAACCGGCGGCGCCGTGTCCCAGGGCCGGTCGAACTTCTCCTTCTTGCCGCTGTTGTCAGAGCGCAGCGCCGCCTGCTTGTACTTCTTCAGGCTGACGCCGTACTCGTTCTCCCGCTCCCACTGCTCCCGGGGGGTACCAGGCGTGTCGCTGTGCATGGGCGAGTGCTGGCTGTCCACCTTGTGGGTGGTATCGATGATCTCCTGCGGGGTCATGAACATCTTCAACTGCTCACCCATCTGGTGAGGGGACACCGCTCGATGGCTCATCAGTGCCACCTGTCGTATTCGTCTTCGTCGCCGTCGTCGCCGTAGTAGTCCCGGTAGGAGTAGTTCTCGCCGGTCGGCTTGATGCGCTCCGGGTTGAAGACCACGGCCATGTCACTGTGCCCGCCGTGGAACCAGGCGTCGTGACCGTGGTGCTGTAGCGCCTCCGCATGGAATTGCTCCGGCTTGTACATGTCGGAGTACTTGGCGATCTCTTCTTCACTGCGGCCCAGGCCACGCAGCCGGTTGGTGTGTTCCATCTGGTGGTGCTCGGCCATCTGTCGGGCGGTCTCTTGGACGTGCGGCGGCATGTCCGTGCCGTGGTGCGGGTTCTGGGCATGGATCTGGACACGCATGAGGCTGCCCCGATCCTGCTGACCAACACCGAAGGCATGCTCCGCTGCCCACCCTTTGTCCTTGGTGGCATAGACGCCTGCGCCGAAGTCAGACCCACCAGTGCCACCGGCCCCGTGCAGGCTGAACCCGTGCTGCATGATCTTCTCGGCGTTCTCGGCGTAACGAGTACCGTGCCACCCTTCCCAGAAGTGCTCGCTGCGACTCACGGCACCCACTCCGTTCTGGTCGGCTCCTTCCCTCGGGCGGCGACCATCTGCTCAGCGGTGAGCTTCGCCTTGGTGTGGTCTTCATCGGCCACCGTCACGAAGCTGTGTCCCTCATCCACCTTGCCCTCCTTCAAGGTGTCCTTGCTGTGCGCCCAATAGACGATGAACTGGTGCTTGCTCAGGTTCGGGTTCATTCGTCGATGTCGATCAGGCCGGTATCGATGGGCGGGTAGATACGGACAGGTGGGTAGGACCGGTCATCGAATTCCTGCGGCAGGTAGATGGGCACCAGCCGGTTCGTGGTGCGGCTGATACGGCGCAGCGTCGAGACCACGATCCGGTACGGCCCGACATTGAACGCCTGCGCCAGTTCCTTGTAGTGCTCGGTCAGTTGCCCGATGAGCGTGAGGATCTGAGCGAAGCGCTGCGACGCCGGGATGTTCACACCCTCCGGCGTCATCACATCGATCTCACCGGACGCCTCGGTGGCCTGGCTCCAGAGGTTCTCGATCACCGCCAAGAGCGCAACGAGGTAGCCCTCAGTGGGGGAGAGTTCATCGATGGTCGGTCTTGGATACCGGCCAGCGGTGTGAAGCTCGTACGCCGTGTCGATGAAGGACGCCAAGTCGCTGGGCAGCGAGGCGACGAACGCCCTGCCCTCGATCACCAGTTCGTCCCCCAAGGCCGGTGGAAGACCGACCGTCACCACCCCGCCCCGGGCGTCAAGCTGATACTCGCCGGAGGCGGGGGTGCCGTCCGAAGGGGTCAAGACCGTCGGCGGGCCGCTGGGGTGCTCCACGATGACCGACGAAAGCTCGACATTGTCCCGGGCCAAAGTGAACCGGGTGGTGTCGCCGTCCCCCAGCACACGGGTCTGGAAGGTCTCACCGTGGTCTTGGAGGATCAGCGTCGCCTGGGCGGTGATGCTGGCTAGGGACATCGGGCCTCCTGGGGGTCAGGACACATCGTCCATCCTACGACCAGCGTCTTCAATCATCCCCGTATCCACGGGTGTGGATGCCACGGCGGGGGCCTGCTCCACCGCTTGGGTCACCGTGGTCGTGGCCGTCACCCGCTCCTGGCCCTCCTCCGATCCCACTTCGTGGTAGATGACCTGAGCAGGAGGAAGCTCCCCGCTGGAGCGCTCGCCGCCCCGGTAGGACACGACGACGTACTCCGACGTGACCAGGACGATGGTGTCCTCGGCCAGGTAGAGCGCAATTGGTTGCTGGCCGGATTCCTCCAGCCCCACCGTCCCGGTGTCCTGGCCGGAGAGGAGCACGAAGACTCCCAGGAGGCCCTCCACCACGCCCAGCGCCGGGGCATCGGCCCGCTGGAGCGCCGCTGTGACCTCCCTGGCCTCCTGTAGAGCCATCTGGAGGGTGTCCTGGCGCTGGACACTCACCCAAGGCGCTCCGGCGCTCTCAGAGGCACTGAGGGCCGTCTGATCGAAGCCTGTGACCATGGCGGTCGTGATGCTGGCCTCCAGGGCAGCCAGGGTGGGGGCATCCGCCGCCGTCGCCTGGACAGCCAGCAGGAAGGACTCCACTGCCCGGAGCGCTGGGGTGTCCCCCCGGGTCAGGCTGACCAGGATCGAGCGGGCCTCCTCGACGGCCAGCGCCGGGGCGTCGGCGCTCGCCACCATGATGAAGACCGATGCCGATTCCCCCAGGCCC